AAACAGATTTCTTGCAGTATTCATAGCTAGGTTTTCAGCCTTCTTCTGCTGCTCCTGTCGTTCATTGTTAGCCTTCCTCTCCTGCTCCCGTTGTTCCTTTTCAGCCTCATATCGTCTCTGCGCCTCAACCCTCTCCTTCGCCTGCTCTCGTTCCCTTTTCCCTTCAGCCGCCTTCCTTCGCTTCAAGAATAGTTTTTCGGCAAACCGCATATTCAATGCCTCGTCCGAACCGTCTATTGTGGATGGTCTCTTGTAACCCTTAGGGCGGGCTCCATGGATCCAGTGTATATAAGTCTTGTCTTTCTCCATTAACTTAACAATAGCTTCCACTCTCTTCTTCTGCTTTTCCTCAGCTGATGATTTCTTTACTGGGGTTTTTTTCGTTGTTTTTGCTGATTTCTTTACCGGTGAATTTGTCGACATACGCCTCATCATATTAGCGAGTGTTTCATTTTTAGGTGAAGGCATACTGGTTTGTTATATACATAGAAAAAAACACACTAATTAGAGAAATCATCCCCATATTAGGTAGATGTTAGACGTTGAACAAATGGCGAGGGATGTATACTCGGAACTAGGTCCTGGATATAGTGAGCGGGTATACCACAATGCGATGGAAGTTCTCTTGAGGGAGAAGAAGATACCGTATGAATCTGAGAGACACATTTTAGTCAGATTTAGAGGCCACGTGGTCGGTCAATTACGAGCTGATATTATTATAGATGACAGGATAATACTAGAACTTAAGGCTATCAAAACTCTGACGGACGGGATGGAGTTACAGGCTCAAAAGTATCTTGATCTGACTGGTCTGAGGACTGCGTATCTTGTGAATTTTCCTCTACAACCTGGTCGGGAGGTGGAGGTGAGAGAGTTTGTATTAGGACCATCATCGGGAGAACTTTCCAAAGCATTTGATAAAATTCGTGAGCATCATCATATTGTTTCTGGGGATCTAAAACCGCTCCTGCCAAGACTTCTTGGGCAGCATTCAGATGAAACTTCGCCTGCTCCATGCAGTACTGAACAGCTGGGTCTGATTGATTGATGTTCTCCAGGTGTGGGCAATTCTGTACACATGCCTCAATCTCGTAGAGTGCAGATAGGACTTCGTTCGTCATGTCTTCACTTTTTATAAGAACAGGATAACTTAAGTTTCCAAAAATCACACAGTGGGTATAAATTCCCAACGAAGGTCTGTGCAAATCTTTTTCCATATAACATCTTGATGATAGAGTTTCTCTTTGGACTTTAGGAGGGGGAAATATTGTAAATACTCATCCTCCCCCAAAAGTTCACAGAATTTGTATAGCACGTAAGAATAGCTCAAGAAGTTCTTCCTCTCCGCTGGGCAGTTGTTATCGAATGGTTTCTGTATATCTTTGAACATGATCCGTAAGAGTTCTTCGAGTTCTTGGGGCATATTTGGGGGTTTAATCCCGTTTAGTATATTCGTGATGTAAGGGACATGCTCGTAATATTTATTCAATCGTAATTTTTTCAGTAGAGTGCGTATCTTTGCGTGTGTGATATCTTGCAGGTTTGTGATTTTGATTTTTTTGAGTTCTGATCTCAATTGATCTATCACCTCTACTGGGATAGTAGTCATTTCCTGTGCTTGAAACTGTGACAACCACTCATTGAAATGATTCTCCCTCTTGTATGAATAGTTTATGATTTTTTCAGACGTCTCCTGCTCTTCTCTGTATGTGAGTTCTTCACTTATTAAACACGCAACGATGACTCCACAATCTTCACATACTAGATCACTCGTTTCTTGGAAATGTATCAAATTACTATCTTCACAATTTGGGCATACATCCCTCGAACGTTCGAGGGGTCTCGCTATATTTTGTTTTTCAACTTCAATTAAATAATCTGTGAAAATGTCTTTTCGTTTCAAACCTACTGTTTCTTTCAAGTTGAAAACGTTATTTGTATTTGTCTCGTTTGTCTCATCAGTATGTTGATTCATGTAGGGCATACATTTGATTATGTATTGTGACATTTCACTTTCATAACGATTTTTGTTATGTGGTTCGTTTTCAATCAGATCTTTCCATTCCCTTACTCGATTGTTGAATCTACTTAAAAAATTACCTTCCATTCTTTATATAGAAATGCTTCTCAAGTTTTTAAGTAATGTTATTTACCTATACAAGAAATTAACCACAACAAAAGACTACACAATTATCATGGAAGAACTCGAATATAGTATAGATTATGACATGAAATATCAAGTTGAAGATCGATTCTGGAAAAATGAATCGAAGGATTGGGATGGAATCCTCGAAAACTTTTATGTAAATGTCACAGGGTTAGATTTCAGAAACACATCCGTGCCACAAAATGTGAATGGCATCATATTGAGAATAAAATACATGTACAATGGGTATGTATATTCGATGATTACGAATGATTTGAATTTCTCGATACGTGAAGATGAGGGCACCTCTATGCATTTCAGTATCCCGTTGAGTAGTGCGTGGGTAGTCGATCATGATGATAAACCTATGGTAAACATTACTGAAAAGGTGAAAAGGTATGCTGGTCCGAGGTGTGATTTTCATAAGGAGAAAGTTCCCCTAAAAGATTTTTTATATTACGACTGTGAAACCTTAAAAAAGAGGTTTCCAAAAATTGTGTTGGCCAATGGGTTGGGTATGAAAAAGAATGTATCTACACTCGACTGCTTCACAACTGATCTTCAGATACCTTAGTTGCTAGATAAAACTTAAGCTCGCCCAAGTTTGCGACATTATACTTCAATATCAGAAATCTATTACCTGTTTCCTGTATGATCTGAACAGACGCACACATACTCGTCGCCTTTGTAAATATGTTCAGATACTTCAGACTGTACAACCCAGAAATCGTCGGACTTTCATCAACACATTCAATCGAAGTTTCCTGGTTTGCAAAGTCACCTTCACACTTGAATACGATTTCCTTGTTGGAACGAATTATTTCAATGTAATTTCCTATGTTGGACATGTCTCTACACAGTCGTTGAAAGTCTATCGAGGGGAGGGTGGTGATTGTAGTCATTTCTACATCTGGGACCTCGATGTGACTCTCATTAATGTCCAATAGCTTGAGTTGAAATTTCGTATTCGTTTTTTTCGTGTCACTCGAAATTTCTATATTCATGTATTCCTTACAATTAATTTCAATTTGTAGTACATCATTATTTGTAATAGTTTTCAGTAGTTTGAAAGTATTAGAAATATTTATACCAGCTATGATTTCTTCCTTGTCACATATGTATTCCTCGAAGTTGTCACCTGACAAGAAGATATCCACGAGGGATGTTCGTGCTGTATCCAACGTGACGATATACATACCCTCTTTCCTGAAGTATATATTCACATCATTGAGGATATCCTTCAGAACTTCAAATGTTGATTTAAAAGCAGCTGCTTGGATAGTAACTAACTTCATGATTAGTATTTAGAAGTGTTACATCTTTAACTCTGTATACGGCTCCCCCTTTGATACACTTTTGCTAATCCTTTCCTCCAATTCTTTCGTCATCGGAGGCTGCAACGACTTCCCATAGTCATCTAATGCGAACATGTCTGAATGATCACCTTTTCCATCGAGTGAGGACATACCACAACCCACGCCACCCACCGAACCGTGTGATATTTCTTTTGGGGGGAGTAGGGAATCTAACCAGTTTTTTATCTCATTACCGACAAGAATCTTACCATTTTGGGTAAGCATGGTGGGCACACGTGAAATTTTACTTTTGTAACTCTGTGGTATACCCTGTGTATTTATGTTATGATATTGAACAATCTGTTTCAGCTGATGATGTTTATTGATGTAGTCGACAACTTCCATGGAAAATTTACACCTTGGGCTATATATCAACAGAGACATCTAATATTTCACAAGTTAAAATTCTAAAATAAATTAACGCATATTAATAATATGAACTACCTCCTCACTTTCGTATTGATAGTAATTGTATTTGTTCTGACAAATGAAAGTGAGGGTTACGGTTTCTCAGGATACACAGTGCCACGTGAAACTCAATTAATGGATCCTTTTCCAAACTTGACGGGGTACGAACCCGCGAAAAATGACGCCAATGGGGACTTGATGGAGAGCATAGTTTTACTCACGAATAAAGAAATCCACAAAAGAACTGGGATTTCAAATTACATCATAGAAACCACCACTATGAAGAAATACACGAAGGAAACTACATCTATTTACGAGTGTGGATTCATGACTGTGAAGAAGGGTGGATTTTCATTTGGGTTTTCTGTAGTCGTATGGGTGATACTCGAAGATCGGAAGCCCGTAAAACTTTTAGCAATTCGTTCTCAACCCATAGGATTTCAAAACTCAGACCAGGTTATATCCCTCTCTGAAAAAACAATGGGTAAAGACTTTTTAAAATACAACATCGTGAGGGATAAACATGTACCAAGTAGGGGGTCATTTGATACCTCTATGAGTGTTTTTAGGGATCAAAATGTTGAACTTTCCAGGCCATACCTCGAAGAACCAGAAAGTGCTGAAGTTCAAACCAAGCAGGTAAAAGCGGAATTACAAGAATTAAGTGAAGATTTGGAAGAAACTGTAACCACTGTGAGGAAAACCGTAGATAAGTATTTACAAAAACTTGAAAGTGAGTTTGAACGCTAGAAAATTAAATTGCAGTAAATAGTAATGTTAAGCATCAATGACGTAACGAAAATTGATGAAAAGAAAAAACGAATGAAAAAGGAGATATACGTGAGAATATATGAACAGTTTTCATCTAAAATAAAACAGGCTGTTGAGCTTGGCTGTAAACAATTATTCTTAACAGTGCCAATTTTTGTAATTGGATACCCAACATTTGACAGGGGTCAGGCGGCACGTTACGTGGCTAGACAGTTCACACTTGGTGGGTTTTCGGTGCAGTTGATTAATGATACTGAAATTTACATATCCTGGTTTGTGCAAAAGAAAAAGAAGGAACGCTCAGAACATAAAGAGGAGGAGGACTTTCCAAATTTAATGAACCTCAAGAAGATGGCGAATAAATACAGGTGAGTGCGTAGTTATTTCTCATTTTAAAAAACCACTTAATCATAAATGGACAATTTGAACGTTCTCGTCGAAGCGAAGAAAGAATATCTGGGACAGATGTGTTTAATAATGACTCCAGCTATGATTGAAGTTTTTCAGGAAATGTATAACGAATCCATCAAGTCTTCGAAGGGGAAGCAGGTCCTCATCATGTTTCAAAAACTTTTGAAGGAGGTGCCTAACTGGTCTAACGCCATGTCTAAAAGACACAGTGACAACATAACCGGGCGCTGTTCCTGGTTTAGTGACTTACTAGCTGCTGTTTTTGTCGCGTGCACCAAGATTCTCTCCGCGGTCCGTCTCAAGGCTGATAACAAGAAGATCGCACTCAAACTCCCAACAGAAGAAGTTTTCATCCAGACATGTTACAACAACGCCGCGCGCGATATTTACAAAGATCCTTACATCTTCCACGAGGAACAGAGTGAATACACCCGCGATGACATTTTGACTGCCCGCTTCTCCACTTGTATTGAAAATACAGTGAAAGAGTTGATTCCAGTTCAACTGATCCTCCAAACATACATGTCTCAAGAAACGCGTGATATTTCCCTTGATGGGGAAGTCCAGGATGGTGCCGACCCTGATGTGTTAGATGAGGGTGAGTTCCCAGAAGAAGAGTCGGAACAGGTTCCAGATGAAAATCAAGAAGAACCACTGTCCACTGTGGAACCACCGTCCGCTATGGAACCTCAACCCACTGGTCTCGAAAACGAATTCAAGACCGTCCCGGGTGTCCAAGCAACCCCAGTATATGAACCAGAACCAGAACCCGAGCCCGAGGAATATCAGGAGCCAGTTCCCCTCGATGAAGATGAGGGAGTTCTCTTCCGTGATGCACCAGAGCGTCGTATAAAAAATCCCAGGTACAATTAAATGGAAGACCTCTCCAATTATCTCAGAGATCCTGTAAGCGCGGCGTTAATCGGTGCTGGTATAACAGCTGGTTACATACATCTCAAGGCGTACCTCAACAACGAGGGCAAGCTTGAATTGAACAAATACACAAAACCAGCGACGTTGAATGCCATACTCGTATTCTTTATCGTCTCTGGTGGAATTGGTAAACGTGAAATCATTTCAAGTGAGCCTTTCTAAACTTAAAGATTAGACTAGTAAATTAAGAAAATGGCATCTGTCTCTGCTTTCAATGATATGATGGGTCAATTTCTTGTGGAATTGCACAAGACTTTTCCAGAGGAAAAAGGAATCAAAAAAATGCTTACATCCTTCGATGTATTAAAGTCGAGTAATCCCCGTCTCTGTGTGGATGGTTTTATGAAGGGGGTGTCCCCTTACGCTGAACAAATCTCGTCGAAGAATGACAAATTCCTCCTCGAGGAGTGCTCCAACATCGATTTTCTGAAGGATTTGGATCTTGCTTCCTATTGGGAGAAAATGTCCCAAAACACGAAGGATGCAACCTGGCAATATCTCCAGACTCTGTATATGCTTGGAACCACTATTATGGCCCTCACCCCCGATAAGATGGCTCAAATCGAGGCACTCGCACAGGGTGTGGCATCCCAGTTACAGAATGAAGGTGGTGAATTGAATGAAGATGCCCTCATGAAAATGATGGGTAGCATGCTCGGTGGTCTTGGATCAAAAAAATAAACCTGAGTATATATTAAATGAAGGTTTGGTTCGATGATCCTCGCCAACTCGTTGATGAAAAAAACTTTTTACAGTTCTGGCCAAACGGTGAACAGTCCCCAGAGGAGAGAATTAACGCTGCTTCGAGGTTCATCGTTTACGCTTCTACACTTTTATATTTAATTAGACGTGACCCCCGAGTCTTTATATTGGGGGGAACTTTGTTGGGAACTATTTATGTTCTTTATAAATCAAAAATGGTGAAAGAGGGGTATGTGGCACCCACGGTCCAAGACAGTTGTCAGAAACCCACCGTGGACAACCCCATGGGTAATGTGTTGATGACAGATTATAGCCAAGCCCCCAACCGCCTCGAAGCCTGCTACTATCCTTCTGTGAAACCCCAAGTTCAGAGATTTACAAGTGATCGCATCCCGTATGATAGTGGTCGCTCTAGGACTTCAATGCCAAAATATCTGAGGAATGCTATGGAACGACAGTTTGTGACTATGCCTGTTTCTAAAATCCCAGGGGACCAGACCGAGTTTGCCGAATGGTTATACGGTGCAAAGAATGGTCCGATGTGTAGGAGTGATTCTAAACATTGTGATCCAAACGCTAGGGGTGTTCAAGCTGGGGCATTTTCTGGTCTCGGTGCAGACGGAGACAAGCGGTCGGGAATGTTTGGTAGATAGATTAATATTCTTATGTAATAATAAATGGCGTATCAGCTCCAACCTGGTCTTTCCATCGTTCAAAATAGTGGTGCCCTCCCCAGTGCTAAAGCTACTGATGAGGTTTTCGTTTATCCTCAGCCCAGTGGGCCGGTGAACAATGGTGCGAGCCGACCGAACACGATGCTTTACGGAACTGCCCCTTACAAGGCTGGTAAGGGTTCTCCAGCTCAGCACATAGATGTCAGTGACAAACTTCGTCCCCAGAGCACGTCTCGTTTCAACAAACATTTAGTTGAGACGTATGACAAGAACTATTTCCCCCTCAACAATGTTCAATGCAAACTGCCACTGAGGACAATGCAGTATGAACCAGTTAGTACTCGAGCAGAACTTCAGAATGGTTTGTTCCAGCAAAGGTATCTTAATAAAAATGTTAACAAAAAGTAAGAATGGCTGATCCCATTTCGCTTATGGCTGTAGCGGGTCTCATATACGCTGGTCGTAACTTGAGTACTAAAACTCGTCCCCCCGAAGTTACTACCGAACCCCGATTTATGAATAAACCCAAGATAGTCGAAGAAGATAACTTCGAACCACCCGTCGAGATTGCCCATAAACGAGAAATGTCCGGCTTTGGTGATATTGCCCAGCAGTCTCGTTCCAGTGGTCAGGAAGTGATGGATATGAAAAACCGAATGTTTGATCACGGACGGATGAATAACCTGTCTCCCATAGAGAAGGAGTTGGTTGGCCCTGGTTTGGGTGTCGGACCTAACGTCCCCGCGACGGGTGGCTATCAACAGATGCTACGTGTCAACCCTGTCAATGTAGGTGAATACAAGTTGACTACACTTCCGGGACGAACCGGTCACGCCGCTGATCGCACTGGTGGTCGGGGTGCGGTGGTTGGTCAACTTACCCACAATAAACCGGCGACCACCGCACACATGCCCTCTCGTCTTCCAAACATGCCTGGACGTGCCCAGGGTATGACAGGGGTGGTCCCACGGAACGAGCATGAACGAACAAAGAAAACCACCAACCGCTCAGAAACAGGATACCGGGGTGATAATTTGGGATTTAACGGTGCTAAGCGTCTAGTTTCCGCGT